TAATTTCTTATCCTCATCTGTTAGTATCGATTCAAAGTATAATTTTCTATCCTCAGCATTAGGTTTTTCGATTTTGTATTTCTTGTCGAATCTTGATGGTCTATCTTTAATTCTATCAGGTATTCTATCCAGATTGTTGGTTGTTGCGACATAAACCACATTATCGATCGAATTTAGGCCATCCAAGAAATTTAAAAACACCTCTTCACCAAACTTATCGATAACTAAATCTAAGTCTTCGATAATACATAACAAAGGTCTTTCTTTTTCGACCTTTCTAACCAATTTAGCCAACTCGACCCAGTTGAACGGATTATCAAAGTATATTGAGATGCCGTCATATTTTTTAAGTTCGTCAACTAGTAAATGTATTAGTGATGTTTTACCACAACCAGGGTCCCCATATAATATTATACCGCGTTTAGGTGTTAGATTATATGTCCTAAACCTTTCAATGTTATCCCAGAATATTTTTAAATCTGTTATGATCTGATTATGTGGTAAAGAAGGTAAATGAAAAAACTCATCACTTTTATAATTCAACTTAGAGATACCGAAACCGTTACCTTCATTATATATCATGGTATAAAGGCCAGACTCTACAGTAGCAACCGTCTTGAAATTAAAATAGAAATCAGTGTTGTTTATTGTGTACCAAGATTCAATTGATGGTAGTATTCTCTGTAAATGATCGTTCATGATCTCAATACCCTCTTCTAGAGGTATTTCTTCATATTCAAAGTCTTCGTGTTCTGGCATTTGATTTTTTTGAAAAGTAACTTAATTTATTTTGTTCTAAGGATTCAATTATAAGATTAGACAACTCACGCATTTTTTTAAACATTAAAGGTGAATTAAATTTAATTTTTTCTTCTGGATAAACGGTTAGCTCAATAAACATGAAGCTTTTTTTATCATCTGACATGCCAGAGGCCCTTAGATCTAAGTCAACGATAAAATTTTGTTTGAAATACACCTTATCAATTTTATCTTTTACGTTAACTATTATTTGTTTACGCATTAATCTTATATAAGATTCGTAGTTCTCTATATCCTTTGGTTGAACCCACGATTCCACGTTTATATAAACAGCGTTTAATTTTACAGCATCTATGGTGCCGTATTTAACTCGAAATCTCTCGTCTGTGAAGAGTTTCTTTTCTTTCCCGAATTTGCATTGCATTTGCTTTAATCATATTTTAAAATATATTTATTGTTAGGTGATAATAATAGTAAAAAAAAGTTACTAAAGCAAATTTTCAGATATTTATATAAAAATAAAAACAAATCAAATAGTATTAATCATGAAAAAATTTATTAACGACTTATTGTCAGGTCAAAGTGAGACATCTAGTAAAAGATTCGCAGCTTTATTTACGCTATTGAACGTTATTATCCTAGCTTATGTTGCTACATTTAGAAACCCAGAAGGTACACCAGAGTATATGTACGATGCATTGTGCCTTATAGCTGGTGGTGGCTTAGGTTTAACGGTTATTGAAAAGATTTTCAGTAAAAAAGGTGGTTCTGATAACACACCTAAAGAATAAAATATTCCGCTATAAGCGGTGTTTTAGGACCGTTCCAGTTATGGGACAAAAAAAGCCAGGATTCGCTACCCTGGCTTTACTTTTTTATGTAGATTTTTTTATTCGAAACTTTTCTTAAGGTCGATAATGTTATCGATGGTTTCGAGAGATGGTTTTTCATTTTTCATCTCATTTAGTTTTGTTCTAACCTCTAATAATTTTTTAACGATTATAATATCATCAGCGTTATTAATTGTTTGCTCAACAACATTTTGTGTACTTTCGATCAAATTACTGTAATAACTATTAATAGCTGACTCATCGTTTTCCGCGAATAAATTTAAAACTTTAACTTGTTCCTCATTTAACTTGGAGATTTTATCTGTCAAACTATTATTGATTTTTTCAATTGATTCAGTTAATGACTCAGCCGATTTTTCAACTCTTGTTAGATGTTTGATTAGGTTTGTTTTGTGTTTAACTTTTTCAACCAAGGAAAGTTTTTTACCAAAAACAAGTTGGTCGATGCTTTCATTAACAGTACCTTCAATAGATATCTCTTCCTCTGTCAAACCTTTAAGCTTATCAACATCAGATAAATTGAATGATCTTAAGTGGCTTATTGATTCCTCAACAAATTCCTTAGCGATTGACTCATCCTCAAACCTCATAGTGTTTAATAAATCATATACCTCGGTAAACTCTCTTAACGTATTATTTTCTTTTAAAACTTTAACGTATTTGGCAAAAGATTCTTTAAAATCCTTTTCACCTTTATTCTGATAAGTCTTTTCTAAGTTTGAAAGTATGCTTTCTTTTAATTGTCCAAACATTTTTTTAATTTTAATTATAAATAGTTTTATTATAATAATTTATCGATTTCATCAATCGTTTTTTTAAGCGATTCGTTTATTAAATTATTTTTAGCTTCTAATTTTTTTCTAGTTGTTTCAGCTAAAGGTTCTTCTGGGGCCGCTGGTTCAGCAGCCGCTGGTTCAGCACCACCTTCGGCACCACCCTCAGCACCTGGTACTTCTAACGGTGCAGTAAAGTCGGTTCCAGCCGCGGTATCCATACCACCACCCATGTCTCCGCCACCACCGCCACCGCCAGATGACATATCTGATGCAGGTGCACTTCCATCAGCACCCAAGGTCATATTATTAGGGTCAATTTTATAAAGTTTATAAATATCCCTGAATATACCAGTTTGTTTAATGGTTTCACCCAATGATTTAAGCTCTTCACCACCAGCTTTTTCAACAGCTTGTCTTTGAATGTCGAGTTTAATCTCATCATCACTCATATTTAAGATTTCTTTCTTAGCATATGTCATAGACACAGCACCGAATCCATTACCAGCATCTGAAACCGCATCACGATACAACTGAATTTTTTCTTTCCAGTTTTGTATTTTAAGCATTTCAGCTTGGGTGGACGGGCTAGTCAGCGTTATTGTGAAATTCTCTAGATCATCCGTAAAACCTTTAGTATAAAGGTGGATAATAGCCATTTTATTTAACTCCTGAATTAAAGCTTTCTGCACTCTGTGTACAGCTCTAGCAAAACGCACGTCAAGAATAGCCAGGTTTTTACCATCACCAGTAGCTTCCTCAAAACCAATAAAGGCTTTAGGAACTCTTAGCGCGGCCAACATTTTCTTTTGGATGTACTCAATATCAGCGATCTCGGAAAGGTTTTGCGCCCCAGGTAATGTCTCAATAGGCATCGCCAATGAAGGGTCTCTAACGGGGATGAAATAATCCTGATCAACTGCTAAAGCGTTATAGCGTGTATCTTGGTTACCATTGTTTTTATCAACCATGTTAACTCTTTTAAAGTTATTAGCAATCTTATCAACGTATGCATCAACATCTTTATCATCCATGTTACCAACAAAGACCTTATACACACGTCTTTCTGGTGCTCTAGTGACACGATACACTAACATGGCATCCTCAGACAACAATAATTGTTTCCAAATCCTTCTTACCTTTTCTAACATTGAAGTACCGTAAGGTAATCTTCTATCGTCACCAAGTAATCTAAAGTGGGAGATCTCAAATGAATTAAATTCAACGTTTTTGTCTTTCCAGAAGAACTTGATATTTTGTTCTTTTTGTTGATCATCTAAACTAGTAACTTTTGAGAAACCTGGTTCAGACCTTGTCATTTCTATATTAGGTAATTGAGTCACACCAACAATACCTTGGTTAGGTACAATTTTGTTGTATATGAAATTATCACCATATTTACAAACGTTTCTAGCCCATGAAGTTAGGTTAGCGTTGATGTCTAAAACGTTTTCAAATAAATGAGTTAACTCTTTTTTAATTCTGCTACTGTCAGAATATATTGTTAAAACTTTACCGTTTTCATTTGCCGTTGTAGCTTCTTCAGCGAAAATATCTAAAGCAACAGAAATTTCTGGTGTATACTCCATCGCTTCGTAATCGTAATAAGAAGCAATCCTTGTTGGTTCATAATAAACCGCTTTTTGATAAAGCTCGTTATCAATCTTTTTCCATTGGTTCTGTAAATAGAGTGTTTGTTGTGCCTCTAACTTTTTTTGATCTAGTTCGGACCCGCTAAGGCCATCAAAAGAACTAGGGTCGATGACATATTTAGGTCCATCAACCTCGTTACCCAGAACTTTATTTAGTTTTTGATATATTGTTAATTTATTAGCCATATTTTTTAATTTACGTATTCACAGTCAACATAAGGTGGAAATTTATAGTTTTCGGTAACACCATCCCACTCCTTTTTTTGTACATATGTTGTTGTACCATCAGATTCTGGTGAACATTTAATTGCGTCAACATTTCTTTGTAACGCTTTACCTTCTAATTTACCACTTTCCTTCTCTTTTGTTCTAATAATTGAAACCGAACCAGGTCCAGTGCTTCTTGCTTGTTTAATTAAGATATTTCCCATTTTAAATTAGTTTAAAATTATTTTATTTTTTTTTAGTTACACCGAATAACCAACCGTATTCTTTGGTGTTTGACATAGTAGCGTTATTGTCATATTTATCCGCGTCATAATACGATTTACTTGGGTCTGGTGAACTAGTTACATCTTTTAATAAATAGTCTGCATCCGTTTTTACGTTATTAGTTGTTATTTTCCAACTATCTAACATAGCCCTAGTCATATTATCAGATTCTTGTAATCTTTTAAATGAAGTGTTTGCCACAAATAAGCACATACCAAGAGCCATAATAAGGTCATCATGCGACCCTTTCATGTGATCTGGTTTACCGTTCTTATAAACAAACTTTTTAAGTTCGGCTGTCAATCTCTCACTTCTGATTTTAAAATTACCTCTAGATACCGCTTCTTCTAAAGCGGCTACAATTTGACTTCTTCTATTTCTTGAGGCAAAGTTTATACCAGGTATAGCGTTTTCATCAGGTATATAGTACATACTGTTACTATCACCATCTTTGTCGTAATGTAATAATTTTTTAGGGTAATTTAACTCTTTAAGTTTTTGTGTCGAGGCAACACCCATACCACCAGTAATATCAAATGTTGATAGGGCATCATACATTCTACCGTATTGGTCTACCAACTGGGCCGCAATATCTGGTGGAACTTTACCGTGGTATTCTAAAACCTGCTCGAATGTGTCGTAATCAATAATACACATACCAGTAGCATCCTCAGAATCACCTCTTGAAACGTCAAGGGCTAAAATATACCTATGACCTTTTTCAGGTAACTTCCATATCCATAAGTTACTATCCCATGCTTTGTCCTTAATTTCTGGGTCTTTAACATTATCCTGTTCTTGTTTTCTAATAACATCACCCTCAATTACGTTATCACCAGACCCGATAAACGCGCACTCCAACTCCTGATTAATCATTCGTTTATTGAAGTTCATGTCCCTACACATATTTTCATACCATGAAGAATGTGGTTTATAACCATCTTCCATGAATTTGGCTATAACGTCTGGGTGTAAATCTATAACAGAGTCAATAATATCTTCATCTTTTTCAGATGCGGGTTTTTGGAACCAGTCAACGATATCTTTTGTTTTAACTAAACGTAAATCTTTATTAAATCGGGGATCTTGCCACCATTTTAAGTGGGTAACACAGAAGCTGTTTTCACCTTTAATAGCACCCTCATATGAAGCGTAATAGATTGGGTCTAATCCGTTAGGCGTTGAAATTAACACGGCTTTACCACCAGTACCAATAGAAGCCAAACAAGCTGTCCATAGTTCTTGGCCACCTTCAACGAAGGCCGCTTCATCTATTAATAAAACTGTTGGTGTGTAACCACGCAAGGCATCTTGTGATGTTGCTACGGCTTTGATTTCGGAACCATTTGATAATCTAACGTGTTTTTGTGAGGATTTATCAAATGTAACATTAACCCAACTAGGTAATTGTTTAATGAAGTTTATAATCTTATTCTGGAACTCGATTGCGGTTTCCTGTTTGTTAGCTAGGATCAAAACCTTTTCGGGTCTATCTGGGCTAGCAAAGGCTGTAAGTACGGCAGAATAGGCGGCGGTTACTGTTGAGATACCAGCCTGGCGATACTTAAGAACTAAATTAAATCTATGTTTTCTGTAGTTGGAAACAAGTGTTTTTTGACCATCAAATAACTCAAAGGGTACATATCCTTCTCTCGTTTTATCGAAAGTTTCAAAATAACTTTCAATGACATAGCAAGGATCCTGAGAACATTTAGCGAACTCTAAAAGTAATTCTTTCTTATCTGTAATTTGTTTTTTCAAACTTGTTTCTTTCCATATAAATAGTTTATTATAGTCCTAAATCACTTAAACTAATACCATCAAGGTCATCGTTGTTAAAATTGTACTCCATAATTTCCATCCTTTTGGATCTAGCGATGGAATCAATTTCCTTTTTTGCGTAATCAGGTCGATGCTCAACTAATGACATAAATTCGATAAAATCATCAGCGTCTTTTTTAAAGAGCTCGATTAAAATCAATTTTTTAATGTCGTAGTCGTCAACATCGATCAAACCGTGTAAATTTCCCCACATGGTTGGGAACAACCTAATGTCCCATAATTCAGCGATGATTGTATCGGTATAATCAATAACCTTTTTAGCGTCTTTTTTGGGTAACCCAGCGACAGAAAAAAGGGAAATAATACCTTTTGTCATCTCCAGAATCAATATCGGGAAATTCATACCTTTAGCTATAATTTTAGGAATTTCTCCACTAAAGTCAAGGTCAACGTAACCAGCATTATTAGAATCATTTGATTGGATTTGTTGTTGGAAATCCTCATCGCTAATTAAGTAGTAAAATAAGTCATTAGCAATTAACGCTTTTTGATAAAAAGGTATCACATCAGGAACGATTTTTTCAATATCGTCACGATAAAGGTGAAATATATAAAGTGCTCGTAACGATGCGCCCTGAGAGAAGGCGTTTATAGTTCTTCTTTTAACAACTTCAGCAAGCAACTCCTCATCATTCTCAATCTCCTCTTTTTCTTCTTGTGTTAGAGGGGTTTCCATACTCATTTCCTCAGGTAATTTAATTGTACCTGGTTCCATTATCTCAAGATCGAAAATGACCTCATCATAACCTAGGTTCCACTCATCGCGTATGATTTTTTCAGCCAAATCACAAAGCGCAACTCTTTTGCCACTTTCCATGTTTGTTGCGCGAAACATCGCCCCACCAGCTGACATCATAACTTCCATTGGGCTTATAAGTTCTTTTGGTGTTTGGAACGTATTTGAGTAAGAATCGATTAATTCTTTGTATCTTTCAGAGGCAATCATTTCTTCGCGCCAAGACTCTGGGTGCGTACTTTGATCGTAGTAAGGTAACTTACCCAATGGGTGGGTTCTCTTTGAGAGTTTTTCAATCGTTGATTTAGCGATCAAATTTGGGTAATCACCCAATTGTAGTCCTGATTTTCTCATAAAAAAAATGCCTTGTTTATTATTAACAAGGCAAATTTAGGTAAAAATTTTTAATTAACCAAATTTTTTAAGCTTTTGGTTTCCCTTTTTCATCCTCATTAGGTTTTGGGATGTCGATTTTTGAAGGGTTTTTTGTTGGTGACGGAGTTTTAACTGGCGTCTCAACAGGCGCTTTTGTTGGCATTTGGTATTGATCGTTTCTCATATTATTATGAATTTTTTTTACTTTTTATGTAATTTAAAATATCGGATTTGTTCAACTTTGGCTTTTCCGACTCTGCAATAATACGAAAGATATCCGAATTAACCAAATTTTCTTCAATTTTTTCAGTTTCTTCTTTTAGAACATCCAAAATTCTTCTCAACTCTTTATAAGCTTCTTGCTGTTTATCATCTTTTAGTAAATCAACAACTTTTTTAAGGATCCAAGATTTGTTACCCAATTTATCTAATAGACCTTCATAAGCTATCGCGTCCATCTTACTGATAACGGTGTCATAAGAAGGTTCTTTTGGTTCAGATTTTTTTGTTGGGAATAAACTTAATTGATTTGTGTCCTTTGTATTTATAACCTTAAAGTTACCTTCAGATTCTAAAGCTTCTTTTGCTTGTTCAAATGTTTTAAACTCTTCCTCTTCATTATCTTGCATATCATAATGAAAAACCGTGTTAGCGTAATCAATTACACCATCTTTATCCGTTGTTTCAACAGTATCACCATTCTCATCTTGGATGTTATACCTTTCATCATCAAATTTAACTGGGTGTCTTCTATCCCAAGGTAAATCATAATATGTGTACCCACCTGTTAATCTAGATATAAGGGTGTCAATTGTATCATTGAACGACCAGTTAGCCGCATCATCCTCTTCAGATTCTGTTTGCATACTCGCCTCAGCTTCTTTTTTGGTATTCATAAGCTGCTGAATAGCTTCCTTAGCTTTATCCAGTGATTGTATCGTAGCCTCTGGATCTGAAATAGCTTTGTTTATTATTTCGTCTGAGTTTTGTGTGTTGTCTTCCATTAGAATTTTTCTATTTCTTCTTTATTTATTATCGCAAGTAGTTTATCCCTACTGTAAATTTTTTCTTTAACTGATTCTATAGTTTCGCCATATCTAAAAACTAACCTATCTTCAATTTCAGGTGATTCGGTTTCCCAACCCAAAGATATTATACCTTCAACACAATCATACATTGAGAATGTATCTGAATGCATCGCCAAAGATAATTCAATATCCTCGGATTTCAATATACCGACAGTTTCAACCTGCTCAATGTTAGGTGGTGTTGGGTTACCGCTAGAAGCTGGTTGTACATCCCAATCATCACCATACTCAACCCTGTCAAGTCTATTCGTGAAAATGAACTCGTATGTGTTCTGGCCTTTAAAATCCTTATTTAAGGGGTTTATATAAATTAAATACATAATTATTTTACTTTATTTACTATGTTAAAACTTAATTCGTTATCAAATATTAAAGTTTCACCACCAGTTTCAACCTTTATATCGATAAAATATTCTTGAGGGACTAACCACGTTGTATCTACCATAAAATAGTTGTTATTGAA